TGCTGAACGCCGCCGCATCTGCGCGATTGGCTCGGAAGGCACACACATTTTACACAATGAGCCGTTTGACCATGTGCCGTTTGCGGTGGCCTCGCCAATACTGATGCCGCACCGTTTAGTTGGTCGTTCTGTTTATGATATGACCGAGGACTTGCAGGTCATCAAAACCACACTGATGCGTCAGTATTTGGACAGCGTTTATTCCAGCACACTGCCACGCACAATTGTTGTCGAGGGCCAAGTAAACATTGACGACGTGCTGGACGGCTCTGCTGGCGGAGTGATCCGCGCACGTCAACCCGGCATGGTCCAGTCGATAACCGGCGCAAGCGTCGGAAACGAAATTCGTCCGTTGATGGACTACCTCGACACAGTCAAAGAGACGCGCACGGGTATGTCCCGCGCATCTCAGGGCTTAAACGCCGATGCGCTGCAATCGTCCACGGCTTCGGCTGTCTCGGCAACTGTTCGGGGAGCGCAGGTAAAGCTTGAATCCTATGCGCGGACTATGGCGGAGACCGGCGTGAAGGATTTGTTTAAGGGCATCCTTCACCTTGTTTTGAAGCACGACAACAAGCCGAAGGTCATGCGCTTGAGGAACAAGTTTGTTCCAATCAGTCCGTCCGAATGGAAGTCGCAGTTTGACACGGTCGTGCAGGTTGGCCTTGGCACGACAGACGACGAGACAAAGATTGCGTTTCTCACACAGATTGCGGCAAAGCAAGAGCAAATACTTATGCAGTTGGGGCCGAGCAATCCGATTGTGACAATGGCTCAGTACACACAAACGCTTCGGTCAATTGCTGAAATCGGCGGGTTCAAGGATGCGGACCAATTCTTTAATTCTCCGCAAATGATTGCACAAGCCCAGATGCAGCAACAGCAGCAGCCACCTCAACCTGACCCTGCCGTATTAAAGGCCCAGCAGGAAATGCAGTTGGCGCAGCAAAAGATGCAGATGGACATTGAACTGCAACGAGAGAAGATGAACGCGGAACTAGCGTTGCAACGTGAGAAGTTGATGATTGACACGGAACTGCGCCGCCAAGAATTACAGGCAGAGGCAGAACTGCGTGTCACAAAGGCCGTCACTGACAGCCAAATTTCAACCAACCTGCCGAGGGTTTAGATATGGGTTATTACGACGATGTTGACGCACAAGCTTATGCAGAGGCATACGGCGGTTATGTTGACCCCGGAGACGATGCCAATACCGGCGCGGCGGCTCAGGCGGCGGCGGCTCAGGCGGCGGCAGCTTCTAACGCGATAAACGCTGCGCGTCTTAGCGGCGCGGGTGCCATGCCCTCTTCTGCGGTGGCGCAGTCGCAGCGTCCGGGCGGATATGAAGCATACTCTGAAAGGAACTTGGCGGCAGCGGCGGACGCGCAAAGGCAGATTGACGCAATTGAAGCCGCAAACCAAGAGCAGTCATTCCTCCAAAATTTTGCACCGGGCGCGTTTTTAGGAAATGCTCAAGACGCTCTAATGAAAATGCGGCTGCAAAAAGTTGTTGATGATTTAACGGCTGGTGCTTCAAGGCAGGGTTACTTTGGCGGGGCGGGTCAGCCAGCTATGACAGGCATGACCCCTATTTATGACCCTGTAACGGGTAACATCACTGGTTACCGCGAAAGCGGCGGACGGCTTGTTGGCCGAGATTACGAGGCAGAGCGCGAGGCGGCATACCAGCAAGCCATTGCGCCAAGTGATGACATCGTGCCTCCTGTAATTAACCCAGCGACGGGCCAGCAACAATGCCCGGACGGATACATTTTTGATGAAGACCTCAACGCTTGCCGCGTTGACACCGGTATGAGCGACCCGAATGGTGTGTCACCCATGGGGTCGCCAGCACCGGGCGCATATGGCCGTGTTGGGCTGCTCGACACCGCGCCGACAGGACTGCTTGAGTTCAATCAGCGTTATGGGGCAGGGTTTGGGTCGCCATCAGATTTTGGCGCGGCGAACCTTGCATTTCGCAAGCAAGGTGCCACATATCCACAATATTTTAACAGGCCACCACAATTGACGGGATACCCATTACTGTAATGGACAAGCACAAGGTCAGGGAGAAGCAGGAACGGGCTGAAAAAGCCGCTGCTTTGTTGAGAAATGAGTTGTTTAATGAAGCATTTGAATACCTTGAAATCCAATTTGTTGACGCTTGGAAGGGCAGCGACATTAAAGATTCGGATAACCGCGAGAGGCTTTATTACTTATCTCAAGCACTTACTGCCTTAAAGGGGTATTTTCAAAGTGCTGTCGAGGATGGTAAGTTGGCAGAAGCGCAGTTGGAAGACCTTCAGCGGCGCATAAATTTTAACAGATAGAGAGTTTTCCATGTCCGACAATCCGCAAGGAAACGGCGATATTTCAATTAATGATGCAATTAGCCTTCTGAGCAATCCCCCAGAGGATACTGCGACAGATGTGCGGGACGAGGCCACAGAGCCTCAACAGCCTGAGACCGATGCACCAGAGCCAGAAGAGGACATCGTCTATGAAGACGAACCTGACGACGGCTACGAGGATGATGAGGACGATGACGGCGAAGATGCCTACGAAGTGGACGACGAAGACGAAGAAGAAGAGCAGCCCGATGTCTACACTGTAAAAGTTGACGGTGAGGAACTTGAGGTGTCGCTTGACGAACTGCGTCAGGGTTATTCGCGGCAGAAGGCATATACTAAGCGTTCGATGGAATTGGCAGAGCAGCGTAAGGCGTTTGAAGCCGAAGCAGCAGAGACCAAGCAAATGCGTGACGCTTACGCGCAGCAACTAAGTCAGTTGTCTGCCCAAATCCAACAGGCAAGCCAACAGGAACCTGATTGGAGAGCATTGTCAGAAACGATGCCTGAGCGTGAATTGTTTTTAGCCAAGGCCGAATGGGACCAGCAGAAGGAATACCAGAAGCAGGTCGATGCCGAGCGTCAACGCATTTTACGAGAACAGGCGAGCGAACAAGAACAGAGTATGCGTAAGCACCTAGAGGCGCAGCGCAACGAAATGCTCGACAGGATTCCTGCGTGGCGGGATACTGATATTCTTGAATCTGAGCGTAAAGAGGTCATCTCTTACGCGCAGAAGCGGATCGGGTTTTCAGAGGAAGAAATAGCCAATGCGTCTGACGCTCGCGCTATCGAACTTCTGTATAAGGCGTGGCAGTGGGACAATCTTCAAGGTAAGAAGCCCGAAGCCAAAAAGCGCACCCGGAAAGCACCGAAGATGGCAAAAGCAGGGCGGCCAAAGACCAAGCGTGAAGTTGCAACCCGTTCGCGGCAGGACGCAAGAAAGCGATTTGAAAAAGCTGGAACCGTTGACGCCGCAGTCGATTATCTTATGGGCAGATAGCCCGAAAGGAACAAAAAAATGGCTGTATTCGCAACCACCGCCGCAGTCGGCGAAAAAGAGACCTTGGCAGATGTAATCTACCGCATCGACCCAACTGAGACACCTATCTTCTCAAACGTCAAAAAAGAGACCTCCTCCGGCATTTTTACCGAGTGGCAGGTTCAAGATTTGGCCGCAGCAGCGACCAATAACTACCACAATGAGGGCGCGACTACTTCGACTGCCGCCGCCACACCAACTGTTCGCGTCGGAAACTACCACCAGATTTCCAAGAAGGTGTTCGCAACTTCTGGCACTCTGGACGCAGTGGACAAGGCCGGGCGTGAGCGCGAGCATAACTACCAGAAGGTTCTAAAAGCACTGGAACTGCGTCGTGATATAGACAAGATGATTGGCGACACAGACGTTGCAAGTTCTGGTTCTGACCCACGCAAGTCTGCGTCACTTTCCGGCTGGATAACCAACGGTTCTGTTGGTGCTGGCTCTGGTGCGTTTGCCAACGGACTTGGCACTAACACCATCACCAACGGTGATGACCGTGCGCTTTCTTTGGCCCTCATCGAAGACGGTATGCAGGACGCATGGACCGACGGTGGAAACCCTCGCCTGATGGTTTCTAGCGCAACCAACCGCGCCAACTTCTCCGATCTCTCAGCCAGCGGGAACCTCGTCAGCAACGACGTGAACATGACCGCCGCAAAAGAAATTACATATGTTGGTTCAACTTCTGTATTCTTGACCGACTTCGGCAGTTTGGATTCGATTCCGTCTCGCCAGTTGAGCAATGACCGCGTATTCCTCATCGACCCTGATTTTGTGTCACTATGCACACTCAAAGGTCGTAACTTCCTTGAGGAAGACTTGGCTAAAGACGGCGACGCTACCACTTCACACATTGTTGTTGAGTGGGCGTTGAAGCCGACTGCACCCAAAGCACACGCAGCAATTTTCGATCTAAGCGGATCGTAAAATATCACTCTGGGCGGCACTGTTTAACGGGGCCGCCCGGTTTCTTTTGAGGGTTTTATGAAGAGACTTTTATACACCGACCCGACCACTGCGAAAGAGGTCCACATTCATCAGAATGATGATGGCTCCACGGTTTTTGAGCAAACGCAAAGATTTGACACGCTCATAAAATTAAACCGTCAAATGAGCAATGATTATCAAAAGGGGAGCATGATCGGGAATACGCAGCGTCATATTCATCATGTAGCGGAAATCCCCAACGTCGTGTACAATCATTTAATTGAGAAGTTTGGTCAGCCAAGAGAGAACCCAAAGGCGTGGCGGCAGTGGCTAAACGACAGTGAGAACAGAGATTTCAGAACCGGCGGCGGAAATTTGTAATGTCCATTTCGACCTACAGCGAATTGAAGACAGCGGTTGCGAACTTTCTCGCCCGTGACGATCTGACCGCAATCATCCCTGACTTTATTCAACTTGCCGAAGCGACCATGAGCCGAGAGTTGGAGACCCGCAGTCAGGAGAAGCGGTCAACAGCGACGCTGACGTCTGGGGACGAATACATCTCTTTGCCAACTGATCTGCGAGAGGTGCGCGAGGTCAAGCTAAACACTACTCCGCTAACGGTCTTAAATTATTACAGCCCAGTCGCACTGGACCAGACCTACTCATCCGGCGGAACGGGGAAGCCCCAAGGGTACAGCATTGTTGGCGACGAAATGAAACTCCGGCCAATACCCGACAGCGGGTACACTGCTGAAATTATTTATGTTGGCAGTCTCGTTCCTCTGTCCGACACAAACGCTACAAACAATGTGCTAACGCGCAGCCCCGACGCTTATCTATACGGCGCACTCGCAGAGGCGTATGCTTACCTTCTTGATGAAACCCGTGCGGGTCAATATATGTCGCGCTTCCAGTCCGCGCTTGAGCAAATTAAAGTTGACGAGCAGAGAAGTCAGTACGGGACCGGATCGTTGCATATTAACAGCGTGTATCAACGCCAAAACAACGCAGTGGAGAGTTAAGCCATGTCTGCAATGAGTGACTACCTAGAGAACAAGGTGCTGGACCACGTCCTCGGCACTTCCGCATACACATTCCCGTCTCAGGCTTACCTTGGTCTGGCGGTCGCGTCGTTCAACGACGATGCCTCTGGCTCAGAAATTACTGGGAACAATTATGCCCGTGTTGCCGCGAACTTTGACGCAGCATCCGGCGGGACCACAGATAACACCGCAGCGATTGAGTTCGCGGCGGCGACCGGTACTTGGGGTACGATTTCTCATTTTGGTATTTTTGACGCTTCTAGCGGTGGCAACCTTTTGATCCATGGTGCTTTTGATGTTGCGAAGGCCATTTCGTCTGGTGATATCTTAAAAATCTCGGCGGGTGACCTCGACGTGACTGCGGCGTAAGGTCAGCCAATGGCGACCGGAACCCCCAGCCTCGACAACTTTACCAGCAGCATTGACGCGCTTCCATATTCTTTGGACAGCGCGTTACTGCTGACGAGGGTTGACTGGTCAAACCCAACGCTTGAGCAGCTTGACAATTGGGGGAATCTGGAAGCCCTAGACACCTTCGGAAACCTTGAGCAATTAAGTGCGCTTGATGTTATTCACGCTTTGGGGTCTGCAACCGTCTCAGTAGCGGCAACTGGTGCAATCCAGTTTGCAATTCTGTTTGAGGGTGCGGCGAGCATATCTTCAAGCGCGTCGGCCTCTGCCGAAGTGTTCCATGAGGTTTTGGCTGAAGGCTCTGCCAACGTTGCCGCAACAGCAACGGCGACGCCAACGCGGGTTCTGCACTTTGCGGGTTCTGTCACTGGTGCCGCAAGTGCTACAGCATCAGCCAGCATCACCGTTAGAATGGACGGGGCCGCAAATGTCGCGGTTACATCTACAGGCACTCCAACGCTCGTCAGGACGCTATCAGGCGCGGTTTCAGCGTCTGTGGCGGCATCTGGCATAGCCGCTATAGTTTACAGGGTGGACGGATCGGCGGACGCCTCAGTGAGCGCGACAGGCGGGTTTGTCGGTGAGTTCGTTTCTTCTGGTTCCGCAAGCATGGCGTTTTCTGTTACACTGCGCGGCAAGGTTCTTGGTGAAGACTGGCTGGAAGTGGCCGACGGGACCGAGACGTGGCAAGACGTGGTCGCCGGATCAGAGGTTTGGGCAGAAGTGCCGTCAACCGGCGGAGTTTGGGCAGGGCAATGATACAGTTTGGCGAGTGGCTACCAGATCAGCCTGATTTTCAAAATGGCGGCGTCACTGAGGCGCAGAACGTATTACCCGCATTTAGTGGATATCGCAGTATGCCGTCTTTTGTTCCGTACTCCGGCGAGGCGGTTGCCAACATCAACGGCGTGTTTGCGGCAAAAGAAAACGACGGCTCGGTTAAGCTTTTTGCTGGCGACACTGGGAACCTTTATGAGTTTAATGCCGGAGATAGCAGCCTAGATGGGATTGGGAAAATTGGTGGGTACACACTGACCGCGCCAGAAGAAAGTTGGGACTTTGTGCAGTTTGGCAAAGATGTTCTGGCGTCTGGCGGAATTGGCGTTCCCATCCAACGATACACGCTCGGAACAAGTAGCGTGTTTGCAGATTTGGCAGGGTCGCCACCTGACGCAGATTTTATGACAGTAGTGCGCGATTTCGTGTGGCTGGGCAACGTAGAGGATGGGTCGGGCAACCGACTGCCGTACCGCGTCCAGTGGTCGGGATTCAATGATATTACGAGTTGGACACCCGGAACGGATCAGTCTGATTTTCAAGAAATTCCCGACGCTGGCAACATTACAGGGATGGTCGGCGGAGAGTACTGTACCATTCTGATGGAGCGCGCCATTGTCCGAGCCACATATACCGGACCACCTTTGATCTGGCAGTTCGACAAAGTTGAAACGGCCAGAGGCTGCCAGATACCCGGATCAGTGTGCAATATAGGTCACACCGTCTTCTACTACTCCGACGATGGATTCTATTCGTTTGACGGCCAAAGCAGCAAAAACATTGGCGCAGAAAAAGTTGACCGGTTTTTCTCAGCAGACCACAATATTTCTTTCAAAAACAAAATGACGTCTAGCGTTGACCCGCAGAACCAGATTGCCGTCTGGTCCTATGTGTCAAACAACAGTGTAGACGGCGAGCCAGACAAAATGCTGGTTTACAACTACGCGATTGGCCGGTGGTCGTTGCTGAACGTATCGGCAGGGCTTATTGCTCCATTTTTCTCGCCAGCATATACGCTTGAAAATTTGGACAACATCAGCACCAGTCTCGACGCTCTTCCAGCATCGCTCGACAGTGCGCTCTACAAGGGTGGACAGTTCTTGTTTGGCGGCGCACTCGGAAAGCGGCTCTATGCGTTTACTGGCGATCCTCTTGCCGGTCTTATCGAAACGTCCGAGGCCGGTCTGTCGTCTGGTAAGTTCAATATTGTTACCCGCGTTTATCCGTATCATCGGGGCGGAAGTGTCACCATCCAAATTGGGACAAGGGGCTTACATAGCGAATCAACAGCATTTGGCGAGACGCCTGTAGCACCCAATGATGATGGGTTTGCCCCATTTAGGTCACAGGGCCGATACCATAGGGCGAGGATGAACATCAGCGGTAACTGGGAGTTCGCGCAAGGCATGGACATTGAGGCCAGATCGGTTGGCCGCAGATGACCCGCGTTGCCAATTACCGAATATTAAATCCTGTTTTTGCCACAACGCGAGAGATTGCCGAAGTCGTCAACAGGACAACGGACGGTAAACTTAACAGCACCGGAGAGTTCACTATTGCAAGCGGCACGACGACCACGTCAGTCACCGACCCACGCGCCTCAAAGGAAAGTATTGTTTTGTTTACTGGCATTGGAAACACTTTGACACACTCGGACCCTTTTATGAGTTCACGGGCCAACGGTAGTTTTGTCGTCGGTCACGCAAACCACGGACACGATGTACTTGTTGGATATGTTATTATCGGATGACTGGGAGCGTTGCGTCCCATACATTGCCGACGCGCTAGAGTACGCGGGTGGGTCACACACTGTTGAGGATGTTGCCGTTGCTGTTGCCACTGGGAAAGCCGTCTTCTTCCCTCTGATAAAATCCTGTATGATAGTCGAAATTATTGACTACCCCAAAAAAGCAATGTGCCGGATTTGGTTAGCAGGTGGCGATCTGGATGAATTGATGCAAGCAGAAGACAGTGTTTGCGAGTGGGCAAAACAAAATGGGTGCGCCGGGATGGAAATTGTCGGGCGCAAAGGCTGGTCAAGAAAATTAACAGATTACCGTGAAAGCGCGGTTGTATTAATGAAGGATTTTGAAAATGTCTAAAGGCGGCGGACAAACAAGGACTGTCTCAACGGGCGCACCGGCATACGCGCAGCCGTTTGTCGAATACGGGCTTTCCGAGGCAAAGCGTCTTTACGGCGATCAGCCAACATATTATCCGGGCCAGACGACGATAGGGTTTTCGCCAGAATCCGAAATGGCACTAGGCGGAATCCGGCAGCAAGCAATCACTGGGTCGCCCTTTATTGGCGCGGTCCAAGATGTTGTGATGCAAAACCTGACAGGGACCAACCCATTACAGGCAGCGGCGTTTCGTCCTGTCGTTGAGCAAGTTCAAGCACAAGCGTCAAAGGCTGGGCGATACGGTTCCGGCTATCAGCAAGCAGCCTTAGGACAAGCACTCGCGCCAATGGCATTACAGGCCCAGCAAGCGGCAATCCAGCAAGCCCCAGCAGCACGGTCCTTCGGGTTCTCCGACCTTGAGACGCTCGCTGGA